CTACGATTTCACATCTGTTGCATCGTCACCCGTTTCAACGTATACTGCGGTGATGGACACCGCTGTGTCGAACGTTTTGGAGATGGAAATTCCGAACTGCAACGTGACACAATTGAAGCGGTGTCAGATGATGACTTCTGGGTCGAATGTGTTCACGGAGCCGCTAGGGACAGATATCGATGCGTTGATGGGCACGTTGACGATGCAGGTGTTGACACCGCAGCGTGCTATAACAACTGGTACAACGATCTACGTCTTGGTTGAGTATGCTTTCGATGACTTGGTGTTCTTTGGCACGGACAACATATCTCCAAACGCGCTTGGGTTGACCTTTACACCTCAAACTGGTGATCAAACCATTGATCCCAGCAAAGACTCTGCAGATGTTGATGATTGTGAATTTCATGTGGATATGGCGACTGCGTACGATGAGTTTCCGGAGGGAACACCTCTGCTCAGTGAGTCAGCGCTGAATCCTGTGTTGTTGCAGAACGTGACGATGACGTCGACTATTGGGCGTGTGGGCGCCGCAATGGTGCTCCCAGCGTCGATAATCAACGCGACACCTAATCAAGTTAAGTTGAACAATGCGTTGTGGTTGGCTTCGGGGTATCAGATCGACGTCCACGCGAGTGCGGGTACAGGTACTGGTGGGTTGTTGTACTTGGTTGCAGTCCCGTTGGGGTTGATGTATGGTTCTTCGCTCTCGAATGTTCTGTGGTCGGTTGCCGCAGTTACGGGTTTTCCGCATGTCAGGATGTTGATTGGTGCCGAGCGCACTTGGACCATGAAGTTGCCCCGGATTGGCACGCGTGCAGGGTACCAGTTGACCACAACCAACACAGGCCTTCCACCGAATCGATTGGTTGAGGGTTATGTCTTGGTGCTGTGGACTCCTACAGCTGGACTCAACTGCACAGGTGTAACTCCGGGTGTTGACATTAGTATCTATGGGCGTTTGTTGAATCCGCGTGTTGTCGTTCCGATGCCTTCGAATTTCATCCCGCAGGCGGGTGAAGAACCTGCTGACGGTGTCGTGAGTGAAGATGTTGTGAAGACGGAGGTTGCGCTTGTCCAGGAAACGTACGTTGCGGTTGACAACGGTGAAGGTATGGTAACAACGGCGTTGGAC